GTTACTGTTGAGTTTACGGCTGTGTTGCAAGCAGGTGACGGTAGTGGTCAACAGATTGGTGACGCTTTAAAAATAGTGCCAAGCGCACCAATGAGTATCCCTGCTGGAACTTTGGGCTTCGATGCCGAAGCAAATCATACAATAACTGGTCAGGCATCTGCAGGTGTAAGTAACTCAACTGTTGACTTTGATGCCGAAGCAAATATAACTACTGCTAAAGTTACTGCTGGTTCTGCTGCTGCTGATATATCAACTTTCTTAAAAGTTTTAGCTGCTCCAATTTTAACTCCAGTATTTGGCACAGCTAGAGTAAATCTAGATGCTCCTGCAAATAATCTTTTTGATTATGACTCAATCGCAGACTTATACAGTAGACAAAGAACTGTTTACATACTAGATAGTGGTGCAGGTTTAAGTAACACTGTACATATACATCCAGTTAATTACACATTATTTTTAGACCCTCCAATAGAGTCTTCAAAAACAGTAGCAATAAGTTAAGGACACAAAATGTCTTATAAATGGCCTGATAAAGATCCCGATGAAACAATAGACTACAGCGTAGATTGGTCACGCTTTATACCAGATGATACTATTTCTGCAGTTACTTGGTTTGTTAATGATGCAAGTGATGCGAAGGAACAAGTTTCTAATACTGAAATAGTAAACGGCTTACAATTTGTACAACCTAGTTTGTCTGGAAAAGTAGCTACAGCACGTTTTGCTGCTGGTACAAATAATATAAAATACAAAATTACTTGCCGAATACTGACAGGTAATGGATTGACATTTGAGCGTTCAATCTTTCTAAGAGTGAAAGAAAAGTAATATGGCATATGATTACATAGGATTAGTTAACGATGTTAACAACAGGTTAAATGAAGTAGAGCTAACAAGTACAAACTTTACTACTGCGACAGGGTACTTTTCTTTTGCTAAAGATGCAGTAAATGCTGCACTAAGGCACATAAACCAAGAAGAGTATGAGTGGCCTTGGAACCATGTGGAAGAAACAGAAACGCTTAGAGCAGGAACTGTAAGATATTCTTATCCAGACGATTCTAAAACCATAGACATGGACAGCTTTCGTATCAAAAGAGATGACAGTCTTAATGTTGGTAGTTCAAAATTAAAAATAATGTCATACGAAGAATGGCTAGAAAAACATATTGATACAGAATATAATACAAGTACAAGTATTAGGGGAGTTCCTACACACATCATAAGAGCGCCAAGCAGAGAGTTGATTGTGTATCCTAATCCAGACGCAGCCTATACAATGATATATGAGTATTACAGAATAGGTTTTGATTTAGAAAATCATACAGATGTTCCTTCTTTGCCAGAGCAATATAGGTTCTGTATAGTTGATGGCGCTATGCATTATGCATATCAGTTTCGTGGTGACACAGCCAGCGCAAACATGGCACTACAAAAATTTCAAGCAGGTATAAAATACCTAAGAAGTTTGAATATAAATCGTATGAATTACATACGTGATACGAGGGTACACTTCTAATGCCAACACAATGGTCCACTCATTCTGTAGAATTTAAAGGTGGCTTAATTTCTAATATGTCTCCCTTACAACAGGGGATAAACGCTCAAGGTTCTTCTACTATATTACAGAATATGGAGTCGGACAGGCAAGGTGGTTACACCAAAATAAAAGGCTATCAGAAATTTAGCTCTACACAAATTCCAGGAACTAACGAAGTAAAAGCGTTAAAAGTTGTATCTAGTGGACGTGCTGTTGTAGGACGTGAGATAGACACTGCTGCTGTAACAACAATGCAAACAGCTACAGCAAAAGTAAATGGTGCTACTTCTTCAAGTACTTCTGTTGTTCTTGATAATAATAGTGGTACTATATCTGTAGGTATGTTTGTAACTGCTGGTGGAGGTTCTGGTCTTACAGGAACTGTAACAGTAACTGCAGTAACAAATCAAAACAATATAACACTTTCATCTGCTCAATCATTAGTAGATAATGCAGATCTTACTTTTGGAGACTTATCATCTAATGACGTAGGTAAAACAGCTTACTATTATGGCACAGGTACAACTTGGACGCATCTAGTTACTGCTGCACAGGTAGGAGGAGCTAAAAACCGAAAGGCTAGTTTTAACTTTGATGGCGATGATAAAACAGTATTTGTTGATGGTCTACATTACCCCTTAATATATAATTCTAATGGTAACACTGCAGAATATTTAACATCAGCAAGCACAAACATAAATACGGATGTTGAAGGTTCTGATTTAGTTTGTGTGTTTAAGAATACAGGTTTTTATGCAAAAGGTAGTACTATACTATTTACTGCACCTTTTAGTATTGATAACTTTTCTGCAGCAGATGGTGCTGGTAGTATATCTGTAGGTAGCACTGTAACAGGTCTTATAGTATTTCGTGAACAACTAATAATATTTACACAAGACGCTGTAAAAAAACTAGTAGGTAATACGTCTTCTGACTTTTCCTTACAGCCTATTACAGAAAAGATAGGTTGCATTAGCGCAGATAGTGTTCAGGAGTTTGGTGGTGATGTAATGTATCTTGCCCCAGACGGACTAAGACTACTAAGTGCTACAGATCGTATAGGTGACTTTGCTCTCGATGTTGCATCTGATAAAATATATAAAGACTCTGATGATTTTTTAAACTCGACATCACAGTTTGCATCTGTTATACTACGTGAAAAAGGGCAGTATAGAATATTTGCATATATTAGAGATCAAAATAGAGAAATTGCAGCAGGTCTAATAGCAACAAAATTCATAGCACAAGGTGCTGGTGGTATTGAGTGGTCAACAACAAAAGGCATAAAAGCATATATATGTGATAGTGTTTACTCAGGTAGATTAGAGTCTATCATGTTTGCTAACAATGATGGTTATCTTTATGAGTTGGAGCAGACAAACGGTTTCGATGGTAATAATATTGAGACTATAATGGAAAGTCCATATATGCCGATTACTGATCCTGAAGTACGTAAGACAGCATATAAGCTAACACTATATACAGACCCTCAAGGTTTGATGGATGTAAAGTTTAACCTTTTATTTAATTTTGATTCGGGCGGTGATACAAGAATAGTACAACCCCCACAAATAAGCATAGGTGGGGTAGCAGGTTCTGGTATTTTTGTATTCGGTGGTGCTACATCAGTATTTGGTGGTACAGGTGTAACTTTTGGAAGTAAAGTAAAAAGAATATATAATGAAAATCTAATTGGTTCATTCCATACAGTTGCTATGAGGATAACAAGCAACGATACAAATCCCCCCTTCACATTAGACTCAGCAGTATTACAATACAGACAAAACGATAGGCAGTAGTTATGGCAGGTTATACAAGGCAAGCAGCAGCAAATATAGTTACAGGTGGTGTCATTGATGCTGCTGACTTCAATTCTGAATACAACGCTATTGAAGCAGCTTTCAATGGTTCTACAGGTCACACACATGACGGTACAACAGGCAATGGTCCACCTCTAGAAGTTCTTGGTCCAGCAAATGATCTTGTTGTAACATCTAGTGTTGTACGTGCAAAGACCAACAACACACACGATTTAGGTACATCTGCAATTCAATGGAAAGATGGTTTCTTTAACGGAACACTAAATACAGATATACTTACCGTAGACGAAACTTCTACATTCACAGGTAATGTAACAACTGTAGCTGATGTTGCTATAGGTGGTAATCTTACAGTAACTGGTAATGCTACAATAAATGGTAACCTTACTTTTGGTGACAGTGCATCAGACAGTGTTTCATTTGGAGCAGACATCACAAGTAGTTTGTTACCAGATGGATCAACTCAAGACTTAGGCAGTTCGTCAAAGCAATGGCGTAACTTGTATATAGATGGTACTGCTGAAATAGATAGTCTTAATGCAGATACAGCAGACATTGATGGTGGTACTATTGATGGCACAGTTATTGGTGGTAATTCAGCAGCAGCAATATCAGCAACAACAATAGCTGCTTCTGGTGCAATCACAGGAAATCTTACAGGAGATGTCACTGGGGATGTTACAGGCAACGTAACAGGTAATGTAACTGGTAACCTAACTTCTTCAGGTACTTCTACATTTACTACCATAGATGTTAATGGTGGTAATATAGACGGTACTATAATTGGCGCAGGTACACCAGCAGCTATCACTGGTACAACTATTACAGGCACATCACTTGTTGGACCACTTACAGGAAACGTAACTGGTAATGTGACAGGTAACGTAACTGGAAACGTAACTGGCACTGTGTCTAGTTTATCAAATCACGACACAGATGCGCTCTCTGAAGGTTCAAGTAATTTATACTTTACAGATGCGAGAGCAAGATCCGCATTATCTGCAGGTGAAGGTATAGATTTTTCCAGTGGTGTAATATCTGGAGAAGACGCTACTACATCTAATAAAGGTATAGCCTCGTTTACCAGCACAGACTTTTCTGTATCAAGTGGTGCTGTGTCTCTGTCAACAGAACGCATTCAAGACATTGTGGGTGCTATGGTAACAGGAAACTCAGAAACTAATATTACTGTGACCTACCAAGATAGTGATGGTACTCTAGATTTTTCAGCAACAGATACCAACACTCAATATAGTGCAGGTTCTGGTTTAGATTTAAGTGGCACAACCTTTAGTGTAGAATCTGATTTGAAAGGCGAGGTGCATACGATTGGATCTAGCTCAACTGACTACATTGTTGTAGGCACAACATCTATAGACTTTGTTCTTGATGGTAACACAGATGTTCGTATTGAGAATGATGGTGACTTACATGCAGACGGTAACGTTATAGCTTACTCAACAACTATATCTGATGAAAGACTCAAAACAGATGTACAAAAGATAGACAATGCGTTGGACAAAGTGTCTCAACTAAATGGATATACTTTTGAGTACAAGCATGACGGTAAAAAATCTGCAGGGGTAATTGCACAAGAACTAGAAAGTGTACTGCCTAGTGCAATAGAACAAAAACGTTTACCTCTTCAAACACATGATGGAGAAGAGTACAAGATAGTACAGTATGATCAACTTCATGGGTTGTTGATCGAAGCTATCAAAGAACTAAAAGAAAAAGTAGATAACTGTAAATGTTGTGAGTGTGAATAATGGCTCTACCTTCTAGTGGGCAAATAACCTTAAACCAAATTCACGTAGAAGCAGGTGGTTCTTCAGGATCACAGGTTGGAATAAACGACAGTGATGTTCGTGGTTTGATTAGTAAAGGTTCTGCAACACAAATGGCATTCAGCGAATGGTACGGTGCTAGTTCTGTTAGTATTTCTGGAAGTACACATGTAGGTAATGCTTCTACTACCACCAGCCAGTTTCCAAATGGTAACGTTAATTTATCTTCAGGTAGTAAGCTTGTTGTTGTTACTGTGTCTTGTAAGGTAACAGGAACTTCAACAACTGACTTACCCTCTGCTGTAAGCTGTGGTGGTGTAGCTATGACCAAGGCTGTATCAACTGGTCCTGTACGTGATTCTAGTAACTTAGGTGGTATATCTAGTATTTGGTATTTACAAACATCACTCTCAGGCACACAACTTATTTCTGGTACTATAGGTGGAAGCACTGGTCCTAACGGTATGGTTGTTTATGAAGTAACAGGCCACAATACTAGTTCTCCTATATACTCTACAGCTACAGCAAGTAACCCAAGCAGCCTTGGTACATCTCTTGGTATTACTATTAATGCTCTTAGCGGAAGCTCTATAATTATAGCAGGTAATGCTTATAATGGTAATAATAGTATTAACCAAAGTGCTACTATAAATGCTGACTTTTCTAGTGGTGGACGTTCTTATTTTGGAGCAAGAAAAGATAGTGTAGGATCTGGTAATACAACTTACACAATATCTAGTGACAACAGCACCACAGGAGCAGGAAGCACTAATAACGGACTATTCGTACTAGCAGGAATTGCAATTCAATGATAACGCCAGAAGAATTAGAAGATATGCTAGATCGTGCAGCCAAGCGTGGTGCTACAGCAGCATTGCGTGAGGTAGGACTGCATGATGACGATGCTCGTAAAGATATAATTGAGATGCGTAACTTGCTAGAAACGTGGCGTGATACACGTAGAGGTGTGTGGTCTACTATTGTAAAGATGTCAACCGTAGCAGTAATAACATTCATTGCCGCATCATTGTGGATGCAAATAGGGAAATAAAAAATGGCTAAGAAATTTGCAGGGTTCAAACCTGAAACAATGGAAAAGAAAATACTCCCAGCTTTAGGGTATAATGGACCTAACAATCAAAAGGCTATAAATGCTTTTCTAGCAGCCAATCCTGCAGCAGCAGCTAAGATGGGTAAGTACACTATGGCAGCTAGGCAGATGGTCGAGGGTGAGCCTATTAAAGCTGCCAAAGGACATGCAGCAATGTTTCAACCCGGTAAAGATCTTCAAGGAAGAGACATTGGAAATGATGATCCAAAACCTGCACAACAACAGGCACAACCAGCGCAAGCTGCTTCAGTAAACGCTAGTAATGGAGTTGCTGCAGACCCAGCAGGTAAAAAAGTTCGTGGCAGTGATGTAACAGAGCAAATACTAGAAGACCCTAAAAAAAGTGTATCAAGACCTGAAGTAGTAGCACCTGACGCTTCAACAATAGCAGCGAACACAATAGATCCTAATGACCCTAATCTTCAAGTAGGTGCTGCCAGTCAGCTACAGGCACAACAGGCAGGTGGTGCTGCACCCATAGCTGCTCCACAAAACTATCAAGTTGCACAAGGTCAAGCTGTACAGGCTGCAGGGGATGTAGCAAAAGCTGCTGGAAAGTTTCAACCTCAACAAGGTCAAGTTAGCCAAGACGCTCAGTATCAAGCAGCAACCCAAGACCCAGCACAATCTGCTGTACTAGGAATACAGGCTCCACAAGGACAGGCTGCACAAGTCGTAGCGCCCGGTGCTTTGAAAGCTACACCAGATCAGTTGATTGATGGTTCTGCTGTAGATCAATCTAGGATAGATCAAGAGCTTGCTAAATCAGAAGCTGTCACCGTCAGTGGTGAAATGGGTAGGCTGATGAAAGACTTTGATAAAGGTCAAACACCAGCTTGGGCTGCAGGTGCTATGCGTAAAGCAAATGCAGCTATGGCAGCTAGAGGATTAAGTGCCTCATCAATGGCAGGTATGGCTGTAGTACAAGCAGCTATGGAATCTGCTTTACCTATTGCAAAACTAGATGCAGCCAATAAACAACAAATGGC